CACAACCAGAGAACACCTATGCCCCTTCAGATGAAGTGGTGTTCCCCGCCCAGAGGCGTGTGACTAACTGACTGCAGGCCCTAGCACGTTTCGTTACTAGCGTTTTTAACAGCGCCCCCGATCTCAGCTGACCGGCAATACATCTCTATCCTACTTTGTTTTCATGCCAGGACCACAGCGGCCAACTGTGGTGGAACTGGAGTTTTCTAAATTTTCTCACGGTTTCTCTTGTTTTATTTGGTTTTTGTGGTCTTGCGACCTATCTTTTGGATTTTTGTTTTGCGATTTTCTTTACATGAGGTATGGGGTAACGGTGACCATCGATCTAGTACTCGCCCCGGTGAAAGTACCGAGAAGCGTGACGCTCGCAGTTTTTGATGCGTCCAAGATTTCCACAGTAAAAGTCACTGTGGCGATGTTCACTGTAGGCGTACCGCCGCCCAAGACTGTGCGGGTGTACGTTGCCCCGATTGGCAGTGTGGAAAGACTACAGTTGGTGGTTACTGGTGTGCCACTGAGATCCGCGACTGTAAAAACAGTAGTCGCGATCAACGAGACCTGTATCAAGAACCGGCCTGTCAGGTGAGCTGGGAAAGAGATCGTCTTGACATTAGCCGTAACTGCCAATGTACCAAAGTTGACCACGTCTCCATTAAACCAATTGTTCAAATCCATGGTTCCCGTGAACGCCAACGCCGCCGATCTCGCGACCGACGTAACGTTACTGGAAACGATGGGCTTCTTTAGCTCAATCTCATATGTGCACCACAAGTCCCCAAGGACCATGTCATTTGTTTGTTGTCCCGAAACACATAAGTGCGTAGTACCGAGATCGTACAGCAGCTTGCTGTCCCCTTCTGGTACCGAACCTGTGCGTACGTACTGGATGTTGAATGGATTCTCCTTCGGATCACACTCAATCGGATGGCAGAATGCCTCACTTGGCACCGCCTCGCTGCTCCAATACTCGTTGAGCACCTCCATCTTGTGGGCTGGTGGATCATCATTGGACCGGTATGAGGTTTGCAACATCACAGTACCCAACGCAGGGTTGGAACCGGACACCGCTGTGCCACTGCTCGGAACATAATGCCACACAAGACCCCGGATCTTGTACTCTTGGAATCTGGCGGCGACACCGGCAAGCCAGGGGAACGTTTCCGCTCGCCCCGGGTTGATGTCGTAGGATCCCCGCACTTTGAAGGTGTTGTACCCTCGCACTTCTGTCACAAACTCTTTGTGTCGGACAATGACAGACTGTCCGTCTGCATGCATACTCGGTATGCTGGCGTTGCCCTTCAGCGATTGTGATACCACTGAATTGCTAGCCACTTTGTAGTCACCACTACCAAGCCAGCGACTAAGAGCCGCACCAAGACCAGTACCTACACTCGTACCCGTGGTCGGCGCGCCAAATAGTGACCCAACGGCTCCTCCGCCAAGTCCACCAAGGGTGCGTAAAGCAGCCCCAAGCCTAGTGACCTCATTCTTTTTATTCGTGGCCTTCTTCGCCACGATCTTCACTCGCAATTTTCGATTATTTTTCGGCATTCTCTCTCAATCAGTTATGTTGTAGGGGAATACCCCGGCCTTTACGGCAAGAACTCCCTCAACAGCGGCGTATAGTTGAACAATTCATCGACGGGTTCTTCAGGGACAAGCTCGTACGTGTTCAGATGCTCCTCAAGACACACCTGTTCATCGGGCGTAATACCCCACGCTTCATATACCTGTACCCTGGTCCACGCGTCTGGCTCACGAAAGTGCTCGGCCATGCCCTTCGACATCAGCCTCATTCCAGTGGCAAAGGTTGGATCGTCCAGCATGTTACTGGCACGCATACAACCAATCCTCTGGTAAGCTTGGTAGAAGTTTTGCAGCACTGGGACACCCCCAGTCAGCCACAACCCTCCAGTACCAACTGCAGTACACCACTTCTCCCTGTGAACCGGGTCCGTGACTCTATGTACCGTCAGACTATCTTTGCGGAGCGTAGAGCGGATGTTTCTAACCATTCGGCAAGAGTCTCCAATCTCAATAGGGTGCATTTGGCAGAACTCAATCTGGTGCAACTCGTACACCGGCTCCTCAGCCACCATTCTAAACCCCATCTCCATGAACCAGTCGTCCAATCC